CCCCACGAGTGTTCCCACTTGTATACTCGCTTCTGTTGTTTGTCGGCCATGACTCCTCCTGGCCGGCGTTACGGAATTAACGGCCCTGCCTTGCGCGCTTCCACGTCGGCTTCCAGCCCGTCTAGTTCTTCCCGTAGGCCGCTTACGTAGCTTCGTAGTTCCTCTACAGTGAGGTCCGTCCCGTCGTCTAGCCGAGCAGCTAGCGGCCCAAGACGCAGGTTAAGCTCCTTGCTCAAGCCAATAAGCGCGTTCAGTATCTGAACTACTAGTAGAACTTTGTCTTCGTTAGCCATTGGCCAGCTCCTTCTCCACTGACAGGAGCACAGCACTTACAATAGCTAGATACTCCTCGGACCCTGTTTGGTTACCCAGAGCTGCAGCTTCCTCAGCGAGCACGAGTAGCCCGTAGGCGTACTCCAGTCTCGCCTGCAGGCGTTCCACCTGATCCACACTGAGCCGTCCCAGACGGTTTGCTGTTCGGAGTTCGACTACTAACCCCCTAATGGTCTGGGTAGCCACGGCAACAGTCTCAATAGGCGTGTCTGCCGCGGGAGCCGTAGGTAGCAAAGAGCAGCCAGACGTGGCTAGCCCGAAGGCCAGCAGTCCGGCCGCGATGTTCTTACGAATGTTCAATATGTTACCCTTCCAAAGAGTCAGTAACAGTGTCCGCTGCGCGGAAGGCTAGCAGCCACGCCACGGGGCCAAGCGTAACCAGGGCGGCGTCTACCCACAGAACAATATCCTCGTCTGCGGGGACTAGCCATTCAGGCTTTGCTACTCGCAGTACCCCAGCCACACCAATAATAGCAGTTACCACAACTACGCGATAACGGGTGAATACGTTGTCAGCCATAATGTCATTCCTTTATTTCTAGGTGGAATAGGTCGTCAAATGTGTTGTCTTCTAGGTCGCCGTCTTGGTCCCAGTCGCCTCCCCAGCGCAGAACAAGTCCCTCCTCCCTGGCAATAGCTGTGGCGGCGCCAGCTATGTACGATAGTTCTTCTCTTAGAGACTTGGACTTAAAGTTAACTGGGGTTGGCGTAATGTCCGCAGCCAGGCTTGGCATGCTGTTGTGCTTGCTGTTAGGCCATCTAACCTTGCTGCGGTTAGTGGCATAGTATAGATCCTGGTCTTCTTTACTGCGATGCCCCTTAAGTATGCGTATGTCGCACACTTCTGTGCATATGCGATCAAGCACCCGCTGCAGGCGGGGATCTATGGTGTCGTATTCTTTTCTGCTTGCTGTCCCCCAGGCCATTACTGCTGTTCCTCCTCAGGCGTAGTAGCGTACTCAGTCTGCATTAGTTCCAGAAGCGCGGCACGGGCCGCCAGGTTTGCCGTGCTGCCTGTCGTACTTCTGTTGGCTTTGGTGAGCAGCTCTTGCACTTTCGGGTCTGTAAAGAACTGCGACGCTTTTACTGACATGAATATGCGGGTAGCCTGTCTGGCTATGAAGATGCCGCTACGGGATACTAGGTTAGGGGCAATGTCTTCTGGCTTAATCTGCGTTCCGGCACTTCCTAGCCCCGGTCTGTTGTTGTAGATGACTCTAACCCCAGACATAACGGAGTCTAGCTTTTTCAGCTCCTGTGGGTTCCACAGACCTATAGTACGTATCTCGTCCCCTACAGACGGGTTAGTAAGCGCCTCCACGAACCTGTCCAGGTCGTAGCCGGAGTCAGCGGCTGGCCCTACCTTGCCCGATCTTCGGAGAACGTCTCCTATAGCCTCGTTCTTCATACCCTCAAGCATGGCAGGCGCGTGTTCCTCCATGTACTTTGTTACTTCTCTTTGGCGCGCCGGGTCGAATGCCTTAAACCTGCCTATAAGATCCTGCGGGGATACGTCATCAACGTCGTCCCCTACACCCATAAGCTTGTACGCGGTACTGTTAGCATACGCAGCATGCACACCCATAGCTCGTCTATACTCCCCGCGAGTGTCCAGTATTTTCTTTACCGCAAGGTTTGCGCGTAGCGCAGGTGTGCTTTCCAGCAAATCAAGGTCTGTGTCAAGGCTTATGCGCATGCGAGTAGCGAATGCCTTAGCGGCTGGTGATCCCTCCCGCTGTACGGCAGTCAGTCCCTTCAGAAGGCTAGCCACCTGCGGAGCAGTTAGATCCTTGGGGTTTCCTTCTGCATCATACAGAGCATCTTGCAGCTTACGTAGCGTGCGCTGAGATACAGGATCCTTCTGCAGGTTGGCAAGAGGATCTCCCATTACCTGCTTCTCTACGTCGAAGCGCTGTCTAAAGTTCTGGGCAGGCACGCGTACTCCGCCGATAACCGTGTTGTCTATAGCGGCGGCTTCCGCAAGTCCTTTGTCCCATGCCTGGCTGGCATTACCCTTAATGCCCTTAAGCCGCTGGTCCGCGCCAGTCTTGGCTTTAGCAAAGGCAGTGTCTATCTTGTTAGAAGTGCTCGGTGGGATAGATAGTATGGTGCCAAAGTCTTTGATTATGCTGTCTGTCTGGTCCGCATAGTACTTTACCATCTTGCTATCGTATGCAGCGCGTTCCAGTGACTTAAGCTCTGGTATGCCCGTAATCTGTGCCAGCGTGAAGTCTGTAGTAGGCAACGCATTACGCGCCGCAAGGGTAGCCCCTTCCGTGCGGCTTCCAGACAGCACGCCCTGCAGGTGGCGTCCTATCTTGTTCAGAGTAGCCGGACCAGAGGCAGTAAGCAGACTAACCGCTGGAGCAGACACAGCTCCAAGCGCCACGTCTTGTGCCTGCTTGTTGTCTGCGTCAAACAGCATAAACGAGCCAGCGGTGTTAGACAGGGTGTTTTTAATAACCCCACTCATAAACGTAGTGGCACGCGGCAGGGCTGCTTCAGGCAGCAGGGCGGCAGCGCCTAGCTCAGTAGCACCAGCCGCGGCCGCACGTATGCCCTGGTCCACGCCCTTCTCAACAGACTCGGCTTTGTCTAGGGTTTGACGAAGGATTTCCTTGGCGGTGGCGTTACGCCCGGCCGAGTCTTCTGCCGCAGTACCGCGGATAATCTGGCCTGTCTGGGGGTCAGTGATATCTGCAGCTTTAAAGGGAGTGCCTTTAACTACGGCGTTGTAGAAGTCTGTGGCGTTACCCGCAAGCTGGCCTAGGGCGCCCCCTATACGGCGTCCCCCCTCCATTATGCCAGATCCTATGGCCGACGCTACAGCTTTTGTCGCATTGGGGTCAAAGTTGCCCGTAGGGCTAGGTATGCCCCCCTGCCTGATCGTTGATCCTTGGGCATCCTGTGAAGCCTGGGCTGGCTGCTGGAACGCAGCAACTGCCTTTTGCTCGTCAGGAGCATCTACTTCGTAGATTTCCCCATTGACTTCTACTTCAAACAGTGGCATTAAAATGGCCCTTACTTATGGGGATAGCGCAGCCCCGCCCTTGCGGCGGATCTTAACCCCGTTCTGTATAGTCCACCCGTCCTTGTCAGGAGCAGAGGGGGCGAAGCCAGGAGCCACGGGAACCTGGCCTGTGCCAATGCCTGTGGCGGCACGAGCATTGCCTTGCGCGTATTCCCCAAACTTCTTGTTCCAGGCTGCTTGCTTCTCTCCAAGGAGTTCGCGTCTCTTGCGTAGATCTACCTGATACCCAGGAGGCAACGTGTCCAGACTCTGCACAAGCGTATTGCCTCGAACTGTAAGAATGTCGTTCATATTAGACAATATGGCCTGCGGGTTAGGGTTATCCCCACCAACCTGCATCTTGGCAGCCTCAAGATCCTTGTCTGATATACGACCCGTGCCGTCGTTGGCACGAGCGACTGAGTAAGCAATGCCAGTAATAAGCCCCTGCATACGCTGATTGGTTATGCCGTTGCCCTTCATCCAGCCGTTAATGCTGGTGCCTTCTCTGGTAACATTGCCATTAACGGCACGCGCCGCAGCGCCCAGTTCAGTAACAAAGCTGTCAAGCTTCTTGCCGGCCGCCGATGTGCTGGTAAGCGCGTCAGGGTTTGTGCTGAATATGTCGAATATACGGTCTGTTGTGTTGTACAGGTCCAATACCGCGTCTGATGCGCGCAGCGCGTCCTTTACGACTACCTTAGAGTTATCGTTTCCGGTCTGTAGCCTCTGTAGTATATCAAAGCTTTCCTGAGTCTGTAGCTTGTGTAGGTCGAACACCTGAGACGGCGTTAGCACAACGCTACTAGGCTTTCTAGCCTCGTCCGTAAACCCCGCGCTGCTATTGGCGTCCAGTAGGTCGAACGACTTTGCTTTGCCTGTCTGGCGATCAAGTACATACGTAAGCCCGCCAGTAAGCCGGCGCACTGCGGCTTCGTCTCGCTTGGCTCCTATGGTCAGTTCGTGCGATTCTTCCTCTCGCTTGTCAGACGCGCGAAGACGATCCCTCTGGAACTTGGCTTCGCCAAGCATAAGTAGTTGCGTGTTAAGCTGTGCCGCAGTTTCTGGATCTATGTCGGCCACTCTATCGCGCAAGAGCTGCACACGACGCAACTCCTTTTCTATGTCGTTAGCCGGAGGCTGGTCCTTTACGGACGTGTTGAAGGACTCATCTGCGGACTTAACGGCGGCTTCTAGCGCCTTAGCTCTGGTTACTTCAGGAGACTCCTTAAATCCTCCACTAAACGCCTGACCAAGCGTAAAGCCAAGCTGCCCAAGGGGATCCTGTCCTTGTGTAGACAGCCCCTGCAGGAACTTTTGACGCTGCTTTTCCTGCGCCTCTTGCGGAGTTTCGTAGTCAAACGTATCAAAGTTAGCGGCCATATGACGCCTCTAGTAGGTCATAGTCAACAAGCAGGTTGCCGCGGGAATCTTCCTGTACAGCTTCCGGCAGGACGTTTCGCACATCTTGCGCCAGAGCGCCCTCGGTTGGGTGAGAGCCAAAGCCTTGTGCTTTGGCGTCGTCTGTCCACTCCCAGGTATACAGAGGCAACGCGTTGCGGTAGCCTATCTTACGCAGATTCTTCTTAAGGCGCACATCAGAACCGAATAGTGCCGCCAAGCCCGTAGTAGACCCGCCAGCGGCCGCGGCGCCAGCTCCGGATGCCAGTCCGCCATACAGCCCGGCAAGCGCTCCTCCCTGTCCAGACTGCGCCGTAAGGTTAGACGCAACGCCTGCCGCAGCATTGCTGCGCGCGATAGCAGCGTTAAGCGCTGCCTGGAACTGTGCCATACCTTGATCGAATAGCTGGCTCTGTCCACCAAGGGCGGTACCAGCAAGACCAAGCTGCTGCGCCTGTAGCTGCCCAGGGAATAGGGCAGATTGCTGTTCGCGACCAAACAGACCTTGGTTAAGGTCTGCGGCTAGGCGTGAGGTATCCCCGAAGCGACTAAAGGCGCTGCTAAGAAGCTGGTCCTGCTGTGATGACGCTAGCCGAGACTCCTGTCCGGCCTGTAGCTGACGCGCAAGATCCGCCTGTCCCAAGCCACGAGCGAAGGCTTCTGTTTGTAGTCCTCCGCCGGTAGTGCCGAGACGCCCGGTCCCAAACAGGTTCTGTTGATTGGCGTTGAAGGCGCGCTGCTCAAACGGAGCTGCCTGCTGACGCAGAAGGTCAAGTGTTTGCTGTCTATATTGGTCAGAGCTTGGTTGGTTATAGAGGCCAAACGCACTGCTCAGCAAAGCGTTGTTGGCTAGTCCGGAGTTCCCCTGAAGCCCCCCCAAGTAGCTGTTTGTCTGCTGGGGGTTGAAGGCCCCCTGCAGTGCCTGCCCAGCAAAGTCCCCGAACCCCTGACGCAGCGGCTCCAGGTTACCTAGGTTAAACCCTATGTCCTGGCCTGGACGCTGGGCGGCGGCAAACCCGTCATAGCTATATCCGCCAGGAGCGGTCTGTGCGCCAGGCAGGATACCACTGCGAAGCGCATCAAAAAATCCACTCTTTGAAGTAGTTGCAGTAGGTGCTGTACCTGCTGCGGGAGCGTAGGTGCCGTCAGGGGATGTGGTTTGCGGAGCGTATGTACCAAACCCTCCGTACGTCCCTCCTGGGCCGAAGAAGTTAAACGGAGTTAGCTGAGCCGCCTTGGCAGCCGATGAGGCGGCCTTAGTAGCATCCGTGTTGGTTAGACCTATAGCGTCTGTGATGCTATCAAAAAGACCCATTACTCGTCATCCTTTAGGGAGCGTGCCTTGGTAAAATAGTAATACGCAGCAAAGCCGCCGGATACTATAGCTACCATTGTGGCTACAAGCTGCAGTATCTCGTTTGCCTGGGAGATCCACGAATAGCCAGTACCCACTACGGCTATCGCAGTAGCCGCATCTGCGCTTCTTTGCATTGCTTGATCCGATATACCAAACATTAGTTCATCTTTGTTAGTCTTAGCCACGAGCCGGCTTCTATTGTGGTAGTGCCTGACGCCACATTCTGCGCCCAGTATAGATCGACAGTAGCGGCCCCGTTGACTATGATGTATCCCTCTACGGATGTAAATACTGTGCCGTTCTGGCACTGCACGGTCATGGCTGTAGTCACGTCGGTAGCTGTGTTGTTGTCCGGAGTTGAGGTTCCGAAGTGCGCTGTTGCCCGCCAGCCAGAAGCCGTAAAGGCGCTGGTTGTGTTGAGCTGCAGCGTAATGTCAGGGGCTGTGCTGCCGGCCGTAACAACAAGCAATCCCTCTATGCGGTAGAAAGAGGCGGCATCAAGGCTATAGCCGAACAGGTCGTCATCTATCTGCGGTGTTGTGGAGGCAGTTACCCCCTCGGAAGCGTCTTTGTACTTGGTTAGCTCGACGGCGTTAAGCCCAGTGCAGTTCTGCAGGTCACCAGAGGAAGGAGTTCCTAGAGCCGGCGTTATAAACGTCGGGCTGTTAGCAAAAACAAGGGCACCTGTGCCGGTTTCGTTTGTTACTGCTGCAGCCAGGTTAGCGCTTGACGGGGTAGCTAGAAACGTAGCTATGCCCGCCGCCAGGCCGCTTATTCCAGTAGATACCGGCAGGGATGTGCAGTTGCTCAAATTGCCGGAGGCAGGGGTGCCGAGCACGGGAGCAATAAGAGTGGGGCCGTTAGCAAAGACAAGGGATCCGGTCCCTGTCTCGTTACTTATTACTCCGGCAAGCTGCGCAGATGTAGTGGCCGCAAACTGGGACAAGGGTTGCGAGGTCAGGGCATCTCCGCTGCCACCAACAGTGGCGCTTAGCGTATTCCCAGTAACCGCAAGCCCTGATCCGACTTCTAGAAACTCTGTGTCTCCAGACGAGCTTTTTAGAAAAAGAATTCTATCCCCTGCTGGGGTTGTTAGCGCTCTTAGGTCAGCTAGGATGCCGGCGTTGTCCGACAGGGCGGACGAGTTTAGCTTAGACGCTATAGCCGTCGATATGGCGTCTAGTTCGGCGTCTATTTCTACGCCACGTATGCGCTTAAGAGGGTCACCAGACGTAAGCCCGTCCTTCGGCCCGTAAGCTACTATCTGGCTGTAATCACTCATACCTGCATTTCCTTGTTAGGCAATTCTGCCAATCTTCGCAAACATTTCTAGCTGCTGCAGAGCAAACTGCCCGTCTATATTAGCCTCTACGCTCAGGCGAAAGTATTGTGCTGTGGCCCTGGCAGGCAGCTTGATTATGCGCAGAGTCAGCCCGCCTCCCCACTCTCCGATATCCCACTCTCCAAGACCCCATTCTGACGCTTCGTCGGTGTTGTCTATTAGGTGGGTGGCTGTCTTAAAATCTTCGGAGAAGTCTGCAAACCACTTAAACACTATGCTGGTGTTAGTCTGCACGAATACCACAGCACCTATGCGCTTAAGAATCTTAAGCCTGTTAGCCGCATCCTCACCTAGGTCTAGCCACGGACTCTGGTACTTGATGCGCATGCTCGTGCCGGCATCAGTAGTAGACCCGCCATACTTAGTAACCCCGTCGTCAGTCCCCAGCAGAAGATCGTTGTTAATTAGGGAGGCCATAGCTGTTGGGGCCAACGTCCAGGTAGTGATAAGAGATATCTCGTCACCCTCTGGGTCCGTGTAGTTGTGGCGCTGATCCAGCACATAGCTACGCCCTACGGACGGAAGGGACAGTATGTAGAATCCGTCAGAAGGAGAGTAGACGCTTCGTATGTCCTCGTCTCCCTCCTGCTCGATATCACGGATAAGCTGGTCACGCACTAGCTTAGTCAGGGACTGTATGGGATTCGACTTAGCGCCAACCAGGCGGCGTATAGACTGCACGCCGTTGCTGCTAAGAAACAAAAGGTCTGTTTCCGCTACAGGCTGCAGGGTAAACTGGCTTACAGCGCCTGTGCCGGTTATCGTATCTACGACGTACATAGTCAGCGGATCCAGCCCGATTGCTGATCCCTGTCCGTCTATGTACATAATGATATGGCGCTTGCCGAAGATTACTAGCGTGCTGTTGAACGCCGCCAGCGCGGTAACTTCGTCCGTGCCGTCAGTCCACAAGGTTCTTGTGTCGATTATTCCTGAGTCTTCCCCGCCCCAGGTAGTCTCATCAAGTAGCGCACTGTATTTGATAGTAGTCTTGTCGCTGTCCACACACCAAACACGACCAAAAGCAGCAAGACCAACACCGCCAGTAGGAGCCGAGTTATAAGGATCAGACACGGGAGAAAAAACGCCTGTACCCGTGTAGACAATAGGCTTCTGTCCACTCTGAAACCCTATAACTTTGTTGTTAAAGTTGTTGAATAGCCAACGCCCGTCCGCGTCGTCTACTGTTCCGGAAATATCATTACCGCCAGGAGCGGATATGCTATTAGCTATCCCGCCGTCCCAGGCTACTATAGTCTGTACGGCAGATGCGTTTGATATGTACTCGTGTATAGACTTTATGCTAGAGTTACTTCCTAGTGGAGAGGTTGTCTCCAGGGAGTACCCAAGGCGTGCTGCCAGACGGCCAGAGTCGTCGATTACGCAGTTGTCGGCTATGGTAGCAAACGACGGATCAAGCAGTGTACTTGACTGCGCAAGGTTAAGCCCTCGGAAGCCTGGGGCAACTAGGTCAATAGGAAGTAGCTGAGCAGCCATTAGGTTACCACTAGCTGCGCTTCGCCTTGCTCCGCCAGGTCACGGGAAACGTGTGCATTGAGCATGTTTGCGTATCTCTGCTCAGAGAATAGCGCATTTACTCCAAGCTCCTCGCCGCGCTCCTCCATGGCATACCACGTAACCCCCATTTCAAGCGGGCTGGCCGGAATGGCTATAACCTCGTCTAGGTCGTCATCTTCGTAACGAGCTGCCGGAACACACAGCGTAAGCTGTATCGTTCTCGAAGAACTTGGAATAGGCCACAGAAGCAAGGACAGAGCGTCCCCTCCGGTGTTGTCTAGCGCGAAGTATTCAGGCTGGCCGGTAGTGGCCGGATCGGTTGACGACCTATACAGGTACTCTGCAATGTCCATTTCCTGCAACGGAGTCGGGTTACTGGCAGTTGTTATATCAAACACTAGCGGAACTTCTCCGCAGTTTTCCGTGTTCTGTACGCGTACTACTCTAGAGCGCTCGTTAGCCCAGGAAATAGCTGTGCTTGTAGCAAGAGCAGATACAGATACTGTGTCGGTGACTCTGAGAGCACGCCAGTTGTGCGTATCCTCTACTTCCTCTTTGATTGTGTTCAGGAAGTTTGCCAGCAGGCGCGTGTAGTCTGTGGACAGCACAGGCGTAGAATCGTCAATCTTGGTTTCGCCAAGATTAACTAGCACGCGATTTAGAAGTTGTCTTACTGTTACTGCCATG